TCGCACCCTGTAAAGGACTATTCTTTATGATATCGTTTCTTGTTATAAAAAGTGCTGTTGCCATAATGGTTATTTATATATTTCGTATTCTTTACTTAATGATGTCGGCATTCTAAATGTTTCCTCATCTGCTTTGTTTGGTAGAGGTTCCTCTACTGTTTGGTCTTCACCTTTATCAGTTGTTCCTGGATTTTCTAAAGATTTATTTGTTTCATCTTCTACCTGTGCAACTGACTTATCTTGCTCCTCAGCTTGTTGAGAAAGAATTACTAATGGAGTTGATTGTTCAAAGTATAATTCCATATCACTATATCCACCTTCTCTTAATGCCATATCTAAATTATTTAAGATTAAGTTTTGGAATGGGCCTATTGTCATAGATTGCATGATACTAAATGCAGTCATCATTTCCTCTGATTGTGAACTAAATCCGTTGTTTTGAGTTCTAATACCGAATAAAAGAGGACTAGTTACTCTATGTGCAACTAAGATTCTATCTTGTGCGTATTCTGCAACATACTGAAACTTCTCATGTAAGTTATCTATTTGGATAACATCGATTGTCGGTTTAGTTGTAGGGTCGTCATTGAACGACAACATAAACTTACCAGCGTTTTTAGTACCTGTAAATTTAGCATATAATAAATCTTCTATTGTTTGTCTTTCTTCAGGTGCAGGAACTCCACTATTCATATTCAACATCACCATTGGTAAGAAACCATTTTCAATATTGTTTAAGTGCAAGTTTGATAATTCACCTTCAACAATTGAGTATTGCATTGCAGATACCCAATCAGGCAAACTATAATAGTATAAATTTGGAGTATAATTCTTTACCCATAGTATTTCCATCTTTTCATTAGAAGTCCCAAATGCAGGTATCTTTTTCTTATCTCTAACCTTTCTTTGGTCATTCCAATCTACACAATAATAATAGTTTTGTATCTTTGGATTATCGTATAACTTCTCAGCACGAAGAGTTTGTATTGGTGTATGAAACATCTTAATTATTTTAGTATGTTCATCATTCCAATAAACTTGATATGCTGCATTACCAAATAACTTTAAGTCAAATGCAACTCTCTTTGTTTCCTCTTGTGGAATCATCTTTTGTAATGTATCATTGAATGTTAAATTCTTTGAGTATAAACCTTTACCATATATTAAATCAGCAATACCTTCTACACATGCTGCATTAGTTGTTGATGCATTATATGCAACATTAACTGCGTCAAAGAAGTCGTCATGTCCATAGACACCGAATGGCACCCATGTATATCGAGTTTTAGTATCCTCTGTAATATAAGGAAGTTGGTTATTAGTTACATTTACAATTGAAAGTTTCGTTTCTTTTTTCATATTAGTCTATAATTACATATTCATTTGTAGAAGGATTAGAAATAAATCCATCATTCTGTGTTTTGTATTCTGGTTTAGCAATACTTTGTGAAGTAAATACTTGCATTGAACCATCATAAATACTTGAACTACCAGCGGTTATAAATGCTCTATACTCCTCTCCAACTATTGCACCACTTACAGATGCAGTAAAAGATAACATACTTTCATATGTGTTATAAGTTACTCCCGATAAAGATGCAGTAGTATTAGTTAGTCTTGTCATATCTTGAAGTGACATTGTAAATGCATTAGAGGTAGTTTGTGCTACTCTAATGGTGTAATTATTACTGCCAGAGATAAAATAAGTAAGCATTATCTTGTATTAGTTTGTTCTTATGTTTAACATTGGAAATAGTAAATATAGTGAATAAAAAAACCCCACTCAATAGAGCAGGGTCTTTATAATATATTTGTGATATACTGATTAGTCGTTAGTTCCGTATACAACTGTGTAGTTAGCGGTTAAACCTGCTAATGGATTAGATGTAGTTGAGCCTGATAAGAATTGAGCTGGTAATTTTTCTTGTCCAGTCATAGTTACAGAATAACCAAAAAGGTCACCCATACCTGCTCCTGTTTGAATTGTACCTGCAGTTAAATCTGCACCTTCTTCTTTACCTACTAAAAAAGCATCTCCGTTCATTGTTGCTACAATGATTTGGGGTCTGCCATATGCAAGTAATTTTAACTGCGTAGTCATTTCGTTAGTCAATTTCTTTAAGTTAAGAGTTAACTCTTGAGAAAAGAAAGTTGTACCATTTTCACGAGAAGTGTTTACTGTCTCAGTATATGCACTTGTTCCTTTTAACTGATAATAATACAGGGTTGAGCCTGAAGGTATCCCAGTTAAAAGAGGGTCAGCTGTTGCTGTTCCTGCTGTTTGTGTGAAAGAAGATGTAGTATAGTTTAAAAAGTAAACACCGGCTAAACCACCGATACTATCTTTACATACTTCATTTCTTCCAGCTGCTAAATTACAAGCCATATTGATTAAGTTTTATTTTGTTATTAAAAAGGGTGAGTGTTTCTACTCACCCTTTAATTAGTTTTTATTAGTAAGCACCGTAGTAAACGATATCAGTTGCGATACCGAATTGTACAGCTGCAGTGTATCTCATAATCACTCTGTAATTTTGAGAACCATCAATGTTAGCCATATCTAATACTTTCACTTCATTGTAGTCAGATAACAAACCTGTACCGAAGAACAAGTTAGACTTCTGAGCTGCAACTACTTTGTTAGCAGACATACCAGGACACATTACGATATCAATACCATTGAAGTTATATGGTTTTTCACCTACAGTCAATTGGTTGTTGTATCCGTTAGCACCTACTGAACCACCACCTAAAGCAGTTTGGTAAGCCTTAGCAACACCTGTACCTACATATAATAATAAATCTTCTTTACCATAAACTGTATCAGGGATAGAGTTAACGATATCGTTTAATTTAGCAATTACATTTGCAGATGTGATAGAACCACTAATTGGTTGACCACCGATTAAAGTGCTACCAGAGAATGCAGGGATAACACCAGTTGATACTGTGATTGCACCTGATACTACTGTTGTAGCAGCTGCTACTGAAGCAGAGAATAAAGATTCAAAACCTGTGAATGAACCATTTGTGTTAGTTCCTCTCCAGATTGCGATTTCAGTTGCTTCTGCAACTTTACCACCTGTGTAAGAAATCAAATAGTCATTGAAATTAGCAGGGATAGTATCGAATGCACTATATCCTAATTGTAATGCTTGCCATGAATCTACAAACTCTTGCTTACATAATTGTAAGTTAACTTGTAATTCTTTTGGAGTTAATACTTGCTCAGATAATACAACACTACCTGAAGTTACGAAGTCACATGAAGCATCTTGTACGATACCACTAACTTCTAATTTTTGGATAACTTCTTTGAACTTCACATTTGGGTGAATCTCAACATATTTGTTGTCCAATGTTTTTGCACTTAATAATGCAGCTGCGATATACTGACCTGCAAACTCACCAGCGTAAGACGATGGGTTAGGGTTTGAGTAGGTTGGCAATTCACCTGCAAATTTTTGTAATTTTTTCATTGTTTTAATTTAATGATTTTTAATAATTTATTTATAAAGTTTAGATAAGAATGAATCTTGTGCGTTCATTGTTTTCTTACCATAATTTTTCTTGTTTAATTCGAAAGTTGCAGACATCTTAACTTCAACAGGTGCACCATCTAATTTCGGTAACTCCTCTTCATCTTCAGACATCATTACATCTTCTTCCTTTTTCACTTCAGCTTCTTTGTCAACAACTTCTTCCTTCATTTTAGGTTCAGCCATTTCCATCATCTTCTTTTCCATCTCTTCGATTCTGTATGCTAATTTAGCAACTACATCTTTCAATTCGATTTCAATAGATGGTTCGTCTTCGGTATCTGCAGGCATTCCGTCACCAGTTGATGGCAATGGGCCTACTTCTTCTGTTGTTTCTGCCATTTGGACATCTTCAACAGGTTTAGCTCCGTCTGCTTGTGGTGTGTCTTTAACTTTTACCATCTCAGCATCAGCGTCAGCTAATTCTACATTCTCTCTTTCTACAATCTTACCATCCTTAGAGATTACTTTAAGCATGGTTTCATTACCTTCTGTATCTCTTAACATTAAGTCGTGAGTTC